GGAATTGTTAAAAATCCTAATCAGTATAACTCCGATCAAAAATTCCAGGGAACTATTGGATCAGCATGTTTTATTGTTGCTGGTTCAATTAACACTACACAATTTGCGAGAGATACTAATATAACTATTACCAGAACAGTAGATGGTGATTCATTTGATAGACTATACAGAGTTGTATCGTCATCTTCTACTAGTGCTTTAATACAATCATTAGATAATGATACCCCATTAATTAATGATACTTTTGCAAATACAGATGGATATACTTTCACAGTTACATCAGTTGGTGCTCCAACGGTAGATAAATATTCTGGTCAACTTATGTTTATTGATAACAAAGCAGGGTTTACTCCTTCCGATCAAGAAACTGTTACGCTAAGAACAGTTATTGGTTTTTAACATAAATAGATTAGAAACAACTAAAGAGAACATTACGAATGGCTATCGACTTTAACACCGAACCGTATTACGACGATTTTAACGAATCAAATAGATTTTTGCGTATTCTGTATCGTCCAGGATATGCTGTTCAAGCAAGAGAATTAACTCAAATGCAGACTATTCTGCAGAAACAAATTTCTCGTTTTGGTGATCATGTATTCAAAGAAGGTTCACTAGTAATTCCAGGTGAGATTGGTTTAGATACTAAAATCGGATATGTTAAATTAGCCAACACTTATGGTAATGTTTTAGCGGACTCAGTAGTTGCAGAATTTGCTGGATTGACTATTGAAAATAGTGCTGGTGTTCAAGCGCAAGTTATCCATTATAGTTCATCTTCTGGATCAGATCCTGCTACATTCTTTGTTCGTTATTTAAATTCTGGTGACGACAATACTACAAAAACATTTTCTGATTCAGATGTTTTAACCAATTTAGCTGGTGTAAATCTTGCAGGGGATACAGTATCTGCAGGGACATATACCGTACAGACTGCTTCATCGTCTTCAACTGGTGTTGGATCGATTTCAACTATTCAGCAAGGTGTTTATTATATTAAAGGACATTTTGTTCTAGTTCCAGAACAAACTATTATCCTTGACAAATATACAAATACTCCATCTTATAGAATTGGATTAACAACAACAGAATCTATTGTCACTGCAGAAGAAGATAATACTCTTTTTGACAATGCTCAAAATTCTTTTAACTATGCTGCTCCAGGTGCTCATCGTTACTATATTGATGCAGTATTAACTAAACTTTCTATCGATAGCACTGCAGATACAGATTTTATCGAATTGCTTCGTATTAATGCAGGGCAGACTCAAAAGATTGTAGACAAATCAGAATACTCATATCTCGAAAAAGAATTTGCTCATAGAACATATGATGAGTCTGGCAACTACACAGTTAAGAATTTTGAGATCGATGTTCGTCAATATAGAAATAATAATCGTGGTGCATGGGTAACAGGACAAGTTTATTTGACTGGTGATGTTGTAACTAATGCTGGTAAAACTTATGTTGCCAAAAATTCTAGAACTTCTTTAAATAATACTCCACCAACTCATACATCTGGTCTTGTTTATGATGGATCTTCTGGTGGTTCTGGTACAACAGGTGTTCAGTGGGAATACAACGAGACTCCATATTATAATAGAGGTGTTTATACTCCAGTTGCTGGATCACTTATTGCAACACATCAAACAAATGAAGCAAAATTGGCTATTGGTTTAGAGCCAGGAAAAGCATATGTGCAAGGTTATGAAATTGAAAAACCTTCTACTGAATATGTTGCCATACAAAAAGCAAGAACTACTATTTCAGTTGATAATGCAGTTATTCCAGCCACTGTTGGTAACTATGTTTTAGTTACTAATATTAATGGTGCTCCAGGATTAAACACTCTAAAACAAGTCACTCTTTATAATAGAGTTACTGCTTCAGTTGGAACAATTCCATCTGGTGGGACTGCAGTTGGTACTGCTCGTGTTCGTTTTATGGAATATCATAATGGAACAATTGGTGCACAAACTGCTATTTACAAATTAGGTTTGTTTGATGTTCAGATGACTGCTGGATATGACTTTAATAGAGATGTTAAATCAGTTTACCATGTTGGCTCTAGTGCCGATGCAAACTTAAACTTTACTGCTGATATTGAATCTACAACTGCAGTTGGTTCTGGAACATTAATTCGTTTAATCGGTTCAGCAACTGCATCAGCTTCTACTACAATTACTGGTACTGGAACTTCTTTCCAAACTGATCTTAAAGTTGGTGATTATATTTTCTTAGGTACTACTCTAAGAAGAGTTACAGCAATTGCTTCTCAAATATCTTTAACAGTAGATTCTTCAACTTCAGTTACTGGTGTGACTATTGACAGAGTTGAAACGCAAATTTACGAACCAGAAAACACTTCTTTATTATTCCCATTTCCATATTATGCTATTGAAAGTATAAGCGATACAGTTTATACAGTATATGAAACATTCACTGGTAGTGTATCTGCTGGATCATTTACTATAACAACTTCTTCTGGAACTATGGCTTCTGCAGCGGATCAAGATAACTATACTGTTATTGATACTGATGCTACTAGTGGCGGAGCAATTGTTGCTGCGTCTGCAACCCCATCTGGATCTAGTGCAACTATTTCTGTTAGTACAGCATTAAATGGTAGAACTGTTTTTGCTATTGCTGCAGTAAATAAGAGTGGTTCATCGTTAACTAAGAAAACCAAAATATTAGTTCCTAATGCAACTAAGACTTTTACTACTCAAGCAACTGCTCAGGTAACTGAACTTAAACTTGGTAAAGGGGATGGTTATCGTTTAATTTCTGTCAAGATGAAATCTGGAACATTTGCATCTCCAGGTGCTTCTTACTCTATCGATATTTCAGATCGTTTTATCTGGGATGATGGTCAAAGATCTACTCACTATGATCAAGCAAGATTAATTCTTAAAAATTCATATGCTCCACCAGAAGCACCAATTGAAGTAACATTCGACTATTTTACTCATGGATCTGGAGATTATTTCACTAAAGATTCATATGTTGATCAAGTTGAATATTCAGCAATTCCATATTTTCAAGGTATTGCTTTAAGAGATGTTATTGACTTTAGACCAAAAATTGATGACGAAGGTACAGGTTTCACTGGAACAAATCCTTCTGTAACATTATTACCAAAGCGTGGTATTGATATCATAACTGATTTTTCATACTACCTAGCAAGAAAAACTAAGATTGCTGTAGACTTTAGTGGTAACTTCTTTGCTATTGATGGTGTTCCATCTTTAAATCCAGGTGAACCTTTAGATCCAACTCTTGGTTTGGTTCTTTATAATTTAACATTAGAACCATATACATTTGGAACTCTAAACAATAATGTTCAGATTAATAGAATCGACAATAAACGATACACTATGCGTGATATCGGCAAACTTGAAAAACGAATTGATAATTTAGAATACTATACTTCACTATCTTTATTAGAACAACAAACAGAGTCTTTAAACATTGTAGATGCTTCTGGTTTAGACAGATTTAAAAATGGATTTATTGTAGATAATTTCGCTGGGCATAACACAGGAGATACTGCATCTCCTGACTACTTGTGTTCTATCGATATGGAACGAGGAGAACTTCGTCCATTCTATACAATGCAGAATGTTAATTTAGTTGAGTCTGTTTCTTCCGATAGCAGTCGAACTTCAGCTGGTTACAAATTATACGGTGATGTTATTACATTACCAGTAGTTGATCATCTTCCTGTTGTCAAACAGGCATATGCTTCTCGTTTAGAAAATATTAATCCATTTGCGGTATTCACTTTCCTTGGTGATGTTAAAATTAACCCATCTTCAGATGATTGGTTTGAAACGGATCGTCGTCCAGATATTGTTGTTGATATAGAAGGTAATTTTAACACAATTAAAAACCTTGCTGAAAAAGCTGGTGTTCTTGGTACTGTTTGGAATGCGTGGCAAACACAGTGGACTGGTGCACCTATTAGCACTGGCAGTATTAAATATACAACTGGTGGAAACTGGGCATCTCGCATGGGAGATGTTTATCTATCTCAAGCAGAATTACAAGCAAAATTTGGTATTACATCATGGGGTAATGCTCGCCAAATCACAGTTGAAACTACTGCTCAACAGGTTGGTAGAAATAGAACTGGTATTAAAACCAGCGTTGTTGAAAAAATTGATAGACAAGTTGTTGGAGATCGTGTTCTATCGACTGCAGCTATTCCTTATATTCGTTCAAGAAACATTCTTGTTCAAATTCAAAAACTAAAACCAAATACTCGATTCTATCCATTCTTTGATGGTATTGATATTTCTGCTTATTGTACACCAGCTACTAAAATTGCTTATACTCCAGCTGGTGATGACGATGCTGCAAAATTGGTTACACATAATAAGTTTAATACTGAGACTAATGTTGGTTCTAATGCAACTGCAACTACTCGACAAATTAATGGCGACAGCCAAGTTTGTTTAAATCGTGGTGATGTTATTACTGGTGGCACATCTGGTGCAACTGCA